TGGTATGCCGACCAACTGGCGGCTGACGGCAAGGTCCAGGCCGCGCTGGAAGATCGCGGAATCCGCCTAGCGGCCATTTCGAAGTTCGGCCTGGGCTTCGCGCCAGCGCGCAAGGGCGTCGCGGCGTGCGGCGCATCGACCGAAGCGCTGGTTGCCGCCGGGCTGCTGAAGGAAGACGAACGGAGCGGGGCTTATCGCGACCAGTTCCGCAATCGCATCATGATTCCGGTGCATGACGCCCGCGGCCGCATCGTCGGCTTCGCCGGGCGAATCCACGAGTCGGCGGCCCCAACCAAGCCAACCGGGGCCGCACCGCCCAAATATATCAACAGCGAAGAGTCGCCGCACTTCAGCAAGGGCGACCTGCTGTTCAACCTGCACCGGGCATCGGCGGCGGCTCGAGCATCGCGCCGCCTGATCATCGTCGAAGGCCAGCTGGACACGATCGCGCTGGACAGCATCGGCATCGCCGAAACGGTCGCGCCAATGGGCACGGCGCTAACGGAAAAGCAGCTGGAACGGGCCTGGCGCGTCGCGCACTGCCCGGTGCTGCTGTTCGACGCCGATGCCGCCGGCAGGAAGGCGGCGCTGCGCGCTGCCGAACGGGCGATGCCGCACGTTGGCCCAGGCCAGTCGCTGGCGATCGCGCAGCTGCCCGACGGCGAAGACCCCGACAGCCTGGCCCGATCGGGCGGCCGCGACGCTATCGAAGCGGTCATCGCCGCGGCCGTGCCGCTCGCCGAATGGCTGTTCCAGACGTTGCTGGATGCGGCGGCATGAACGCCCCGGTGAATCACTGGCCGCAACTGTCGCGGCCGCTCGAGGGCGCAAAACTGGTCGTCATCAGTCACGGCGGCGGCGTGCAGACGACGGCCATGTGCCTGATGGCGGCGCTGGGCGAAATCACGCCCATGCCCGACCTGGCGATCTTCGCCGACACGGGCGGCGAACTTCGGCGAACCTATGATCTGCTGGACTGGCTGCAGGCGCAGGTTCCGTTCCCGATCGTGCGCGTGCGGCGTCCAGGGCCATCGCTGGGCGACACGATGCTGCAGGTCGCGTCGGGGAAGCGACGGCGCGAAAAGACGCCGCTGGTGCCCTTCTATGCGCTCGCCGCGGATGGCGAACGGTCGATGCTGCCGAAGCAATGTTCGAAAGACTATAAGACGCGCGTCGTCGCCCGCGAAATCGCCCGACGACTCGGCATCGGCGACGGCAAGCGCGGCCCCCGCACCCCCGCAGTCGAACTGTGGATTGGCATGACCCGCGACGAAATGATGCGGGTCGCGACCAACGAACGGAAGTGGATTCACAACCGGCACCCCCTGGTCGAACTGAACATGCACCGCCGCGACGTCGTGCGATGGTTCGAACGCCGCGGCTTTCCGCTGCCGACGAAATCGTCCTGTATCTTCTGCCCGTTCCGCGACAATCCAGCCTGGGCGCGGATGAAGTCTGAAGACCCCGCCGACTTCGATCGTGCTTGCCAGTTCGATGACGCCGTTCGCGCTGGTTGGCCGGGCATCGACGGGAAGGTCTTCATTCACCGCAATTTCGAGCCGCTGCGCGATGCCGTGCTGACCGAGCCGGACCCGCAGCTGGACTTCTTCACCGACTGCGAAAGCTGCGGGATATGAACGCCCCCGCCAACATCACGCCCGAAGGCCGCGCGGGTCTTTGGCGCCGCCTGGCGGCGCTCGCCGGGGTCATCCAGGACGCCGAAACGAAGGCGCAATATCTCGCCGACTGGCGCCAACGCTTCGACAAGCTGTTTCCCCCTGCGCCCCCCGGCCTCAACGATGACGACATGCTTCCAGATGGAAGGCAGTCGGCCGTTTCATCGCTGGGGGAGAGGGACGCGCGGCGATTAAGGTCGGTCGCGGCGGCCTGGCTGAAGCGAACGGCCGAATGGGCGCCGGAAACGCCCGCCAAGGCCGGGCGCTGGGCGTGGGACGTCGGACGGCGAGTCACTGCCGGGCTGATCGACGAAACGGTCGCCGGTGAAGCGCTCGAGCGCTGCGCAGCCGCGCTGGTCGAAAAGCACCCGCAAGCCGACGTCGCCGACTTCCGCCGATCGTTCGACATCGGCAAGCGCCGCGGGTTCGACCTGGGGCCGCAGCTGCTGGACATGAAATGCGCCCAATATGAGCGCACCGACATGGGCAACGCCGAACGCTGGCTGGCCCGCTACGGCCAGGATTATCTCTATACGACCGCCAAGGGCTGGCTGGGCTGGGACGGCCGCCGCTATCGCGTGCTGAACCAGGAAAAGGATTCGACGCCCGCCGAAGTCATGGCGAGCGTGTTCGCGACCGTCAGGGCCATCCAAGACGAAGCGCATTTCGTGCGTCAGACCGGCTTTGCCGAAGACGTCTATTTCGACGAACGGGCGCTGAAGGATGGCGACCCGCGCGAGCCGCACGGCATGAACCGCTTCATCGGCACCGGTCGCAAGGTCGAAACGCTCGCCGAAAAGATCGCCGCCTGGGGGCGGACGTCGGAAGCCGCCGGCAAGCTGGGCTGCATCGCCAATCTGGCGAAGCGCTGGGTGACGGTCGAACTCAGTGACTTCGACACTGACCCGATGCTGCTGAACTGCTTGAACGGCACGCTGCGCTTCTATCCGCCGGACGAAGAAGGGCCGGCCAGGGTCGAACTGCATCCGCACGACCGCGCCGACCGGCTGACCAAGCTGACCGCCTGCGACTATGACAAAGACGCGCCAGCGCCGCTGTTCCAGAAAACGGTCAGATGGGCGCAGCCCGATCGGGCGCAACGCCGCTACCTGCGCCAATGGCTTGGTTACAACCTGACCGGCGACATGGGCGAACAGATATTTCACATCTGGTATGGCCCCAAGGCCGCGAACGGCAAGTCGACCATCGGCAACCAGTGCCGCGAAGCGATTGGCGACTATGGCGACACGATCAACGTCGAATCCTTCCTGGACGAAGGCCAGAAGAAGCGCGGCGACCAAGCGACGCCCGACCTGGTCCGATTGCCGGGCGTTCGCTTCCTCACCGCCGGCGAGCCGCCGAAGGGCGCGAAGATCAACGAATCGCTGATCAACAGCGTCACCGGCGGCGACCCGATGAACGTGCGCGATAATTTCCGCTCCTTCTTCCGCTTCAACCCGTTGTTCAAATTCACCCTATGGTGCAACGCCAGGCCGTCGATTCCGCAAGGGACGGCGGGCATCTGGCGGCGCGTCAAGGTCATCCCCTGGGAACAGCACCTCGAGGAACACGAACGCGATCGCGACCTGCCGAAGAAGCTGCGCGCCGAATATGCCGGCACGCTCGCTTGGATGGTGCGGGGCTTGCTCGACTGGATGGACAACGGGTTCGTCGAACCCGACGCCGTGCAGCTGGCAAGCGCGGACTACAAACACGACAGCGACCCGCTTTCGAACTTCCTGCGCTATTGCACGGCCCTGGACCCCGATGCGCGCGTCCAGTCGTCGGTCCTGTATGAAGTCTTTTGCGCCTGGGCCAAGGCGGTCGGCGAACGCGAATGGCAGCAGAAGGGCTTTAGCGTCGCCCTGAAGGAAAAGGGGCTGGTTTCCAGGGCGTCGAACGGCATGCACTGGATAGGCATAAAGCTGACTAAGACCAAACACGACTTTGTCGATGAACACGGCAAGGTCATCGAAATCGCCGACGACGACTCGCCAGTTGACGATGCGCTGCCCGGCGCGACCCCCGCGCCCCCGATTGCAGACCCTGACGATGACGATGTCCCGTTCTGACCCTTCCGTTCTGGAAGGGTGCGGAAGGGTCGCCGGAAGGGAGCCAGCGGCGGAAAACTGCCATTTCGGAAGGATGGAAGGGTCGCCGCCGAAAGTGCCGCACATGTGCGCATGCGCAGGCACATGTGAAGAAAGTTTCATATTCACCCTTCCATCCTTCCATCCTTCCACATGGACAAACGAAAAGGATGATTAGCCAATGACTTACGTCGGCCGAGCAATGAACGAACACCCTTCCGCCACCCTTCCGCGCGCTGGAAGGGTGACCAGCGCCGCCGACTTCTGGACCTGGCAGGCGGTGCAGGAGCGCATGACCGAGGCGATGCGGCACTGGCGCCGGTCGCACGACATGGATGCACGCTTCAGCCTGGGCGGCCGCATATCGTCGATCTGGCGTCTGGCCTTCACCGATCGCATGGACCTTATTCGCCACGAACTGCTGACGGAGTTGCCTGCAGCCGACGCGCCGAAGCCGTTGCCGCTGTCGCGCGACGACATGGCCCGCATGACCGAAGCGTCGGAGTGGATGCGCTTCGTGCCCGAAGCCGACCGCCGACTGGTCGTCATCGTGCTGGGAAAGCTGGCGAGCGGCCATAAGACGGTGCCTTGGCTGACCATCTGGAAGGCGCTTGGCCGGGGCAGGCCCGGCCCCGACGGGCTGCGGTCGCGCTATTCCAGGGCGATCACCTGCATCGCCAACGAACTAAATGGCGGAAATCTGCGGAGACAGGCTGTCAAGCCCCCAGTTTCGTCGTCCATTAAATAAACCGTGCCCGCCGTCCATTAAAAGTCGGCTATGCCTGCAGCTAAGGTCGGAAGACCTATGGCCGCACACTCCCCGAAGGCCCGCCCAGTCCAGTGCTGCGGCGGGCCTTTTGCTGGACGGTGACCGGTCGCGGGTCCTTCCCCCGGCCCACCCCTATTGCGGTGCGGCGAGGGGCGGAATCGCAGCGTTCAGACCCGTTTCCACATTTTGAACTTATTGAACTTTTCCCGTTCAATCGGGGGTTCAACGGGTTCACACACGCCCGGCGATGAGCCGGGCAACGAAGCGGCGGGCGGACTGGAACGCCCCCTTCAGCCTGTCCGCCGCTTAAACCGAAATCGAAAGGGGCCGACCTAACCGGAGCGATCGACGTGCCGAAGCAGCTGATGACGCAAGCCCAGTTCGCGCGTCATCGCGGCGTGTCGAAAGGGTCGGTTTCGAACTGGAAGAAGTCGGGGCTGCTGGTCTTCGCGGAAGGCGAGGGCGGCAAGCACCTGGTCGACGTCGCCAGGACCGAAGCCAAGCTGAACGCGAACCTGGACCCAGGGCGCGGTCGGCCGACGACAGGAATGACTGGCGCCGCCGATGCGCCAGCTGCAGCTTCGCCGGGGGGTGAAGCGCCGGCGCTGCCGCTCGAGGAAGGGGCGGCGCCGGCTGCACCGCGCGACATGCGCGGCGACTATAACGACGAACGGGTCCAGCACCTGCGCGAACAGCGCACGGGCCAGGCGCTGAAGAATGCGCAGCTGGCGAACGAACTGGTGCCGCTGGTCGAAGCCGAACGGCGGGTTGCGGAAATCGGGCGGGCGGCGCGCGAGCGGATGCACGCCTGGCTACGCAGCAATGCCGAGCGCTTCGCCGCCGAAAAGGACGTCCGCCAGATCATGACGCTGGGCGAAGCGGGCATCGACCAGGTCTTCGCCGAACTCGCCGACTCGGCGGCGCGCGGCGACTTCGCCGGGCAGGAAGACGACGACCTGTCCGCCGAAGAAAAAGCGGAAATGGAAGCCGCCGCGGCGGTCGAATGACGTTCCAGTTCGATCGCTTCGGCGAGCATGCCGCGGCGCTGAAGAGGAACAGCCGTCGCCTGGACCGCGCGGCGGAGCGGGGGCTGCGGCCGCCGCCGCAGATGAACGTCAGCGAATGGGCGCCGCGCTATCGCCGGTTCCCGGACGACGATGCGTTCCCCGGTCCCTGGCGCAACGACACGGCGCCGGAACTGGTCGAAATCATGGACGCGCTGGCGCCGCATGACCCGTGCGAGGAAGTCGCGCTGATCAAGTGCGCCCAGTCGGGCGGGTCGGCGAGCGCGGAAAACTGGATTGGCTTCGTGTCGGACCTGCGCCCTGGCCCGATGCTGTTCGTGCAGGCGACGCTGAAGGCGGCCTGGGACTGGGCGGCGGAAAAGTTCTGGCCGATGGTCGAAGCGACCCCGCGGCTGAACCCCGACCGGGGCGGAACGATCAAGGCAATGGCCCTGCCCGACGGTGACGGGTCGACGAAACAAAAGATCAAGTTCGCCAGGTCGAACGGCTATGTGCTGCTGGCCGGCGCGAACAGTGCAGCGGGCCTTCGCCAGCGCACCGTCCGCTATGCGGTCGAAGACGATTTGGACCAATGGCCCGACGACCTGGACGGCCAAGGCAGCCCCGAAGAAATGGTCGGGCAGCGGCTTAAGGTCTATCGCCGGCAGGGGCTGTCGAAGCGGCTGAAAATCTCGACGCCGACGATCAAGGGGGCGTCGAAGATCGAAGCGGCGCACAACGCGAGCGACCGCCGCCGCTACTATCTGCAGTGCCCGCACTGCGGCGATCGGTTCGCGCCTCAATGGGCGGACATTCAATGGCCCGACGGCAAGCCGGAAGACGCGCACCTGGCCGCGCCGTGCTGCGGCGCCCAGGTCGACCACTGGCAGAAGGGCGCGATGAAGCTGGCCGATGGCTGGCTAAGTGAGGAAATCCCAGGGCCTGACGGCACGGTCGAAAAGCCGCCGCGGGTGCTGAGTGAAGAAGCGTTCCAGGAATGGCGCGCGAAGATGCCGGCGAGCCGCAAGCGCGGGTTTCACCTGTCGGGCATCATTTCGACGTTCCAGACCTGGGCCGACATGGCGACCGGCTTCGTCGGCGCGCAGGGCGACATCAACAAGCTGAAGACCTGGACGAACCTTGTCCTGGGCGACGTCTTCGAACTTAGCCGCGACGTTCCCGAATTCGACAAGCTGCTGGCGCTGAAGGAACAAGACTGGGGCCGCGGCGCGATGCCGGTCGGGCCGATCGTTATCACAATGGGCGTCGACGTCCAGGCTGACGGGCTGTTCCTGGAAGTCGTCGGTCACGGGCCGCTGAAGGAAAGCTGGCAGCTGGATGCGCGGTTCATCGCCGGCGCGACCGACGTGCCGATGCAAGGCGCCTGGGCCGACCTGGACGACTATTCGAAGCGCGGAACCGCCTTCCCCGGCGGCAAGGTGCTGCCGATCGACATGGAAGCGGTCGATGCCGGCTATCATACCGACGCGGCGCACGCTTATTGCGCACGGCGGCCGAACCGCCTGGCGGTCTTCGGCCGCGATGGCTGGACCCGGCCAATCCTGGGCCGCGGCGAGGCCATCCGCTTCAACAAGCAAGGCCGGAAAGCGGGCCAGGCGACGAAGTCGGCCGACGACCGGGCGTTCCTGGTCGGCACCTTTTCGGCGAAGGCGACCTGGTATGGCTTCCTGCGCTCGAGCATCGCTTTTGCGAAGGCGATCGTCGAACAAGGGGCTGGGGCGGCAAAGCCGGTCGGACTGTGCCACTTCAGCCGCGACACGACCGACGAATGGTTCGAAATGGCGACCGCCGAAGCGGTCGTCGCGAAGATCGTCAACGGCTATCCGAAGCGGGTCTGGCAGCCGATGCCGGGCCGGCAAAACCACTATCTGGACTGCCGGATTTACAACCTGGCGGCGGCCGAACGGCTGCTGCTGGACACGCTGACCGACGCCGACTGGCAGAAGCTGCAGGCCGAGCGCTACGCGCCGAAGGACCCCGACCAGGGCGACCTGCTGGCGCCGGGCGTGAAGCCGAAAACCGAACCCAACGGCCAGACGAAGCCGCGCCGCGGCGACGACTGGATTGATCAGAAACCGAAGGATTGGCTGTAAGATGCCCGCACCCGACTATGCGACCGAAATCGCCGCGCTCGAGGCGGGCCTTGCGAGCGGCGAAGCGCGCGTCGAATCCGATGGCGACGTGGTCGTTTATCGGGGCGTTGCCGACATCATGGCGGGAATCAAATATTTCCGCGACAAAGCGGCCGCCGCTGCGGGCACTTTGACCCGGCGCAGTTCGGTCGCGGTCTTCAACAGGGACTAGCGCGGCATGGACTTCGGCAAGTTCCTGGACCGGCTAATCGAGCCGTTCAATCCCGACCTGGCGGCGCGCAGGCTGCGTGCGCGGTCGGGGCTGTCGCTGGCCCGCCAGTTCGATGTCGCGGCGACATCGCGCCGCACCCGCAACTGGAACCGCCCGTCGACCGACGCCGACGCCGAAAGCTGGCGCGCCCGCGCGAAGCTGCGCGCCAGCGGTCACGACCTGGTTCGGAACAACAAATATGCTGAAGCCGGCGTCCGCCACCTGGTGGCGGACATGATCGGCGACGGCATCGCGCCGCAGTTCAGCCATGCCGAACCGGCGGTCGCGCAGAAGGCGCAGGACGAATGGAAGCGCTGGGCCGAAGGCAAGGTCGACGGCCATGACGACTTTTATGGCTTCCAGAAGACGGCTGCCTGGGGCGTCGTCGTCGGCGGCGAAACGCTGACCGTCTGGAAGCCGGATTCGACCGGCCCCGATGGCCGGCTCGAGGGATTGGAAGGCGACCTGCTGGACGAAAGCAGGCTGGAAGACCGGCCCGATGGCGGCCGCATCATCCAGGGCGTCGAATTCGATCGCTATAACGACCGGGTCGCCTATTGGCTGTTCGACCGTCACCCCGGCGGCTTGGCCCTGCTGGGCAATTACCAGTCGGCGGCCGTTCCGGCGAAGCACGTCGACCATGTGTTCGAGCGCACCCGCTTCGGGCAGACCCGCGGGGTCAGCTGGCTGGCCGCCGTCGCGCTGGACCTGAAAGACATCGGCGACATCGAAGACGCGGTCAGGACCCAGCAGAAGGTCCAGGCATGCCTTGGCCTGGTGCTGACGCCGGGCGACGACGAACAAGTGTCGCCGGTCGTGTCGGCGGACGGCGCGCAGACGACGAACAGCGACACGGGCCGCCTGGAAGAAACCATCACGCCGGGGATGATCTACCGCACCCGCAAGGGCGAAACGGTCAACACGGTCGTTCCCAACGGCAGCGGCGGCGCCGTCGAATTCATCCGTCAGCAGCTGGCGGCCATTTCCGCACGGCTCGCGCCCTATCACCGCATGACCGGCGACGTCAGCCAGGCGAACTATTCATCGCTGCGCGCGGCGATGCTGGGCAGCTGGGCGCTGCTGGACGACTGGCAGCAGAACGTCTTCATTCCGCACCTGGTCAGGCCCGCAGTCATCCGCCGCATGCGCCGCCTGGCGCTGGAAACGGGCGACCAGCGTTATCTCGACGTCGGCATCAACTATGCGCTGCCGGTGCGGCGCTTCGTCGACCCGGTGAAAGACCTGGCCGCCGAAATCCTCGAAATTCGCGCGGGCATCAAAACGCTGTTCCAGTCGCTCGCCGAGCGCGGCAAGGGCGGCGAACAGCAGCTGCGCGAAATCGCGCAAATCAACGAACTGCTGAACGCGCTCGACCTGGTGCTGGACGTCGACCCTCGCCGGGTCAACGACGCCGGCGCGCTGCAGGCCGCCGTCGGCCTGATCGGCGGCGCCGATCGCGGCAAGTCGAACGGCCAATAGGAGAACTATCGAAATGGCGAAATCGCGCTTCACGCGCGCCCTGCTGACGGGCGCGTCCATCCTGACCCGCGACCCGTCGGTCGATTCCGACGAACGCCGGCAGCCGATGGCCGGGTTCCAGGGCCAGCGCCTTATGGGCTTCACGCCCGACAGCTACAGCGCGGAAACGCGCAGCGTCGAAGCGGTGCTGTCCGCCGGGTCGCAGGTGCGGCGCTACTATTTCACCGAAGAACTGGAAATCAGCGCCGAAGCGGTCGACCTGGGCCGCGCGGCGACCGGCATGGTGCCGCTGCTGGATTCGCATAACCAGTATGAAGCCGCCGCCGTGCTGGGCAGCGTGTCGAACGTCCGCATCGAAAACGGCCAGCTGCTGGGCACGCTGACGTTCGGCGAAACCGACCGCGCCAAGGAAGTGGAAGGCATGGTCGCCCGCGGCGAACTGAAGGGCATTTCCATCGGTTACCGGGTCAACACCTGGACGATCGTCACCGTCGAAGACGGTCATGAAACCTGGCGCGCGACGCGCTGGGAGTTGCTTGAAGTCAGCCTAGTTTCTGTTCCCGCAGACGCGATCGCCGCCGTTCGCGCCGCAGGCGGGCCATCACCTGGCGGCAATGAAGAGGACCCCGAAATGAAGCGTAACAATCCGGGCGGTGCGCCTGCCGCCACCCCGACGCCGGCTGCCGAGCCGGTTCGCGCTGCCGAGCCGACCCCGGCCCCGGCTGCCCCTGCACCTGCTGCCGAGCCGGTTCGCGCTGCCGAGCCGACCCCGGCCCCTGCGCCCGCAGCGCCGCAGCCGACGGTCGCCCGCTTCAGCGGTGCCGATGCGGTCGCGTTTGTTGCCCTGGGCCGCGACCTGGGCGTCGAAACCCGCGCCAACGAACTTATCCAGCAGAACGAAGCCGGCCAGGTCGGCGTCGACGCCGCCCGCGCAGCGCTGCTGCAGGCCGCTGGTGAACGCCAGCGCGCCGAAACCGCGCCGGCGCGCACCGCGCCCATCCAGGTCGACAACAGCAACCAGGATGCAAGTCGCGCGGCGATCGCCGACGCGATCTTCGCCCGTGCAACCCGGCAGGAGCCGTCGGAAGCCGCGCGCCAGTATATGGGCCTTAGCCTGCTGGACGTCGCCCGCGCCCGCGCCGGCCTTCCGTCCAGTGAACGCGACGTGCAGATCATCCTGCGCGCCGCGAACACGTCGTCCGACTTCCCGCTGTTGCTCGAGGCGGCCGCGAACAAGGTGCTGCTGGCTTCCTATGGCCGCGCAATGCCGACCTATCGCGCGATCGCCAAGCAGCGCAACCTGACGGACTTCAAGACGACGAAGCTGCTGCGCGTCGGCGACTTCCCGACCCTGTTGGCCTATGAGGAAGACGGCGAAATCAAGGCCGGCACGATCAACGAAGGCCGCGAAACCGTCATCCTGGGCAGCTACGGCCGAATCCTTCGGCTGTCGCGCCAGGCGATCGTCAACGACGACCTGGGTGCGTTCGACGACGTGCTGGGGTCGATCGGCGGCATGGTCAGCCGCTTCGAAAATGCCACCTTCTACGCGATGAAGGCGGCGAACAGCGGCAACGGGCCGAAGTTGGCGGACAACGTCAACCTGTTCAACGCTTCGCACGGCAACCTGGCCGCGTCGGGCGGTGCAGTCGACGTGACGACGCTGGGCGCAGGCCGCGCGGCGATGCGCAAGCAGGCCGACCTGGACGGCAACAAGCTGAACATCGCGCCGGCGGTCATCCTGAACGGCCCCGACACCGAAACGGCCATCGAACAGTTCCTGGCGCCGATCGTCGCCGCGGAAGGCGCGAAGGTGAACCCCTTCAGCAGCAAGCTGTCGCAGGTCACCGAAGCGTCGATCGCGGGCAACGCCTGGGAACTCTACGCCGACCCGATGGTGCTTCCGGTCTTCCATTATGGTTATTTGGAGAGCGCACCGGGGCCGCGCGTGATGACTCACGAGCCGTTCAACACCGACGGCCTGGCGTTCCGCGTCACGCTCGACTTCTATTCGGGCGCGACCGACTACCGCGGCGCCTACCGCAACCCCGGCGCCTAACCAGCGCTGACCCGTTGACCGCCCAGGCCTGACGGCCTGGGCGGCCTTCCCCCTTGAAACCAATCTAACCGCGACGGGGTGCGTGAACCCTGAAATGGAAGGAAGAACCCATGAAGAACTATGTGCAGCCGGGCCATGCGCTCGACTTGACCGCACCGGCGGCGGTGACGTCCGGCGACCCGGTGAAGATCGGCAGCCTGATCGTCATTCCGGCAGCCGATGCCGCCAGCGGCGAAACCTTCGTCGGCTATTGCGAAGGCGTTTATGACGTCGACAAGGCGGCGGGCAGCGCCTGGACCGAGGGCCTGACCCTCTACTGGGACGACACCAATAAGGTCTTCACGACCGTGTCGACCAGCAACACGAAGTGCGGTTCAGCGGCCGCCGCTGCCGCCAGCGGCGACACGGCCGGCCGCATCCGCCTTCAGCCGTCGCTTTAACGGCGGCTGACGATGCCTCTCCCCCAGGCCGCGCTCGAGCGCCAGCAGGACGCGATCTTTCGCGTGCATGGCGAGGACGCGGCCTGGGATGGAGGCGACACGGTTCGCGTCATCCGGCGCGAAGCCGACGAAAACATTCAGCTGACATACGGCGAGGCGATCGACACGGGGCGCACGATCAGGGTGCGCAAGTCCGAAGTCGCCGCCCCGGCGGAAGGCGACCAGGTGCAAGTCCTGGACGCTGACGGCAATCCGGTCAGCGGTGCGCTGTTCGTCGTCAACGGCGAACCGAAACTGGACCGCCGCGGCGTCTGGCACTGCCCGGTGAAAGAAGGGAATTAAGCCCATGAAGAAGGTCACCGTTCACGCCTGGGTGCAGGACAATTCCGGCAGCTATCACAAGCCCGGTTCGCAGCTGATCGTCGACGACAAGGGCGGCGAGGGCTGCATCACGGCGAAGGCCGCCGATCAGCTGCTGCAAGGCAACGCCGTCCCGCATTCCGAGGCGAAGGCAGCCCCGGCGCCCGCCGCCAAGTAACCAATGAAGATTCAGGTCGATGCGGCGGGCTTCGCCCGCGACCTGAAACGGGCGTGCGCGCAGGAACTGGCCCGCGTCGAAAAAGCGATCGACGAAGAAGTCAAGGCGGGGGGTGACAGCCTCAAAGCCGACCTGCGCAGCGAAACCGAAGCGCTGCTGGGGCCGAAGATCGCCAACGCCTGGCGCGGCAAGTTCTACCCGAACAAGGGACAGGGGGGCGGGCCGGCCAGCTTCGTTTGGAGCAAGGCGCCCAGGATTCTCGACTTCTTTTCGTCGTCGAAGATCATCACGCCGCTGGGCCAGGCGTTCGCCATCCCGACCGAGAATGTGCCGCGCGGCAACCGCGGGCGGCGCCTGTCGCCGATCGAAGTCGAAGCCAGGTTCAACACCGAACTGCAGCCGGGGCGGCTGAAGAACGGCCAAATCGGGCTGTTCATGGACCTGGTCGCCGCGCGCAGCGGCCGCGGGTTCCGCCAGGCGACGACGCGCCGGAAGGCCCAGGGCCGCGCTTCGAAGCCGGTCCTGATGTTCGTTCTGTGGAAGGGGCCGCTGCGCGGCCGCAAGCTGATCGACCTGGAGGCCGCCGCCAATCGCGCGGCCGCCAGGACTGCCGCCAACATCGCGACACGAATCGAGCGGGGGATATGACGAAGCAGATGCAAGTCCTGCTGGCGGTGAAGGCGCTGGTCGTCGCGGCACTGCCCGGCGCGACTATCGTCGGCTTCGACAAGGATGCCGACAAGCCGCCGCGCATCGGTCCAGGCGGGTGCGTCGTCGGGCACCCCGGCGACCAGGGCGACCCCGAAGTCGATCTTTCGCCCCTGACCTATAACTGGTCGCATCAGATTCCGCTCGAAGTCATCGGCCCGAACGGCGAGGGCGGCGACATCCTGGACGCGATGCTGGAAACGCTCGCCGACGCGATCGCCGCCGACCCGTTCCTGGGCGGCCTTTGCGACTACTTCGGAATCGCCGCGGCCGACTTCAACGACCGCAGCACCGAAGCACTTCCTTCGACCAACTGGGCGACCCTTCCGCTGGTCGCCGAATATTCGACGAACAACGCGCTTCGGTAAGCCGCGCTGCGGCGAACCAACCTAGCCAACCTGACCGCCACAGCGCGGGAATCAACGAAAGGAAACGATGATGCGCGCACGCGGTGCGAATGCCCGGCTGCACGGGAAGTTCGAAGCGACTTATGGCGTCCCGCCGAGCGGAAACTACATTCAGTTCCCGTTCGTGCAGTCGAACATCGGCCCCGAACAAGGGCTGCTGGAAAGCGACCTGCTGGGTCAGGGCCGCGAGGGCTTCGACCCGACGCTGGACGTGCTCAACAATGACGGCGACGTCACCGTGCCGGTCGACGTGCGCAACGTCGGCCACTGGCTGAACCTGCTGCTGGGCGCGGCGACAACCAGCGCTTCGGTCAGCGCGGCAGGCGACATTGTCTTTTCGGCGCTGCCGGCGGCGAACAGCACCATCACCATCAACGGGACCGTGTTCACCTTCGTCAGCGGCGCGCCGTCCGGCAATCAAATCCAGATCGGGGCCGACGTCGAAGCGACCGTCGACAACGCGGTCACCGTGCTGAACGCCAGCGTCATCGCCGGGGTCGCGCTCGCGACCTATTCGAAAGTCGACACCGACACGCTGCACATCGTTCATGACACGGGCGGCACGACCGGCAACACGTTCACCATCGCCGCGTCGGACGATTCGAACGGCGAAGCATCGAATTCGACCCTGGTCGGCGGCGGCAACAAGCACACCTTCACCAGCGGCGCTTCCAGCCTTCCGGCCATGTCGATCGAAACGGCGATGCCCGACGTGCCCGCCTATCAGATGAACTACGGCATGCGCGGCAACATGCTGAAGGTCGAACTGCAGCGCCGCGGCCTGCTGAACGCCGTCATCAGCCTCATCGGCAAGGGTGCCAAGGCGGTCGCCGGCACGAGCGGCGCCGGGACGCCGACGGCGCTGACCGTCGCCCGCTTCGCCCAGGCGACCGGCCAAATCAAGAAGGACGGCGCGCAGCTGGGCAGCGTGGTCGCCGCCAACTTCGCCTTTTCGAACAATCTCGACAAGGTCGAAACCATCCAGCCCGACAGCGAAATCGAGGACGCAGACCCTGGGCAGGCGACCGCCAGCGGCAACGTCACGGTGCGGTTCAAGGACCAAGTCCTGATGGATGCGGCGACGGGCCGCGACCCGATCGAACTGTCGTTCAACTGGAACTTCGAAGGGTTCACCCTGACGGTCACCTTCCCGCGCGTCCTGCTGCCGCGCCCGAAGACGCCGATCACCGGCCCGAACGGCATCCAGGCCAGCTTCGACTGGCAGGGGTCGGGCGCCGACGGCCATGTGATGACCGTCGACCTGATCAACGACGTCGCCAGCTACGCCGCCGCCGCGGTCTAGGACTGAAGCAAGGGGGTTAATTCGTGTTCACCATTGGAAAGCGGGCCGACCAGCCCGTTCGCGTCACCATCGCCGAAGCCCAGGGCGACGACCCCGCAGCGGTCGTCATCCTGGCGCCGATCGAACCGAAGATGCGGCGCCGTGCGTTTCGCGCGGCCCAGCGCATGCTGGAAAAGATCGGCGTGTCACCCGACGGCGTTGAAGGCGACGTGCTGCTGGACGTCAGCGAAGAAGTCAGCCGCGAACTGCTGCGCCTGGGCATCATCGGCATTGAAGGCATTGCCGACGAAGCGACTGGCGAGCCGTTCGCGCTGACTCCGGACCATGAAACCCGGTTGCGCACCGCCAACGAAAAAGACCGTCCGACGGGGACGATCGACGACCTGCTGGCCGACGAAACCGTCTTCACGAAGCTGGATGCGGAATATGTCATTCCCGATGCGCGCCGGCGTGCGGAAAAAAACGGATTGTCCGGCTCGCCGAATGGCACTTCGACGGCGGCGACGCCGGGCAGCGATACTGCGAACTCAGCTGCGAAGCCGACACGCAAGGCCGCTGCGGGGGGTGCCCGTATAAAAAGCACGCGCTGCAAAGCGACGAAGCGGAAGGGGTCTGGCAGGTCCTGACGGCCTGCCAGCGCCAGCTGCGCACCGCCGGCATGACCGGCCTGCCGATCGGGCTGGACTTCGCCGCGATCATGCTGACGGGGGCCGCCCAGGCCGCCGACCTGGAACTTCTGTCTGAAGTCCTGCCGGACTTCGAAGGCATCGTCATTGCCAGCCTGTCGCCCGACGGGCCGGTTTCATCCGATAGCGAGGAATTCGCCTAAATGGGCCGTCCGCAGGTTTCCATCCGCCTTGGCACGACCGGGCGCGGCGACGTCGAAAAGGACCTAACCGCGATCGGCGACGTCGGCGACGCGCAGGCGCGGCGTTATCAGGCCAGCTGGGAACGCGCGTCCCGCGAAGCCGAAGCCGCGCTCGAGCGCCAGGAGAAGGCGGCGGCGCGGCTGCAGTCGGTCAGCCAGTCGCCTATCCAGCGGCAGATCAATGCAACGACCGGCGTCGGCGCGGTCCAATCTGGCAATGCCAAGGCCGCCGCTGCCGCGCTCGCCGCCGAACTGGACCGGGCCGAAAGCGAAGCCCGCCAGCTAATCGCGTCTATCGACCCGCTGTTCGCCGCCCAGCAGCGCTATGAAGCGCAAATTGCGCGCATCAACGCCGTGCGTGCGACCGGGCAGCTGACCGAGGAACGCTATCAGCAGCTTCTGGCGAACGAAAAGACGGTGCTGGACCAGGCGACCGCCGCGGGCCTGCGCAACGCGCAGATGCGCGGCACCATGCGCATGGGCATGCAGCAGCTGTCGTTCCAGGCGAATGACGTCGCGCAGCAGATGGCGCTGGGCGTCGCCGCCGAACGCATCTTCGCCCAGCAGTCGGGCCAGGTCGTCCAGGCGCTGCAGATCATGGGCGGCGAGGGGAACGCCTTCCTGCGCTTCCTGGGCGGACCCTGGGGCCTTGCCCTGACGACTGCGGCGGTCGTTCTGACCCCCTTCATCGGCAAACTGTTCGCCGCCGGCGAAAGCGTCGACGACCTGGTCGAAAAGCTGCAGAAGGAAGCCCGCCAGTCGGCGTTGACGGACGAAGCGCACCGCGCGTTCGCCACGACGCTGGAAGGCGTCACCGAAGCGCTGAACAAGAATCGCGACGCGCTCAAGGGCCTGTCCGAACAGGGCAAGAGCGCGGCCGAACAGGCGCTGGCGCATGCCAAGGCGCAGCTGACCGTCGCCGAAGTCAACAAGTTCGCCGCCCAAAGCGAAATCAATTACACGCGGGCATTGCTCGAGCGGAACCGGGAGTCCGCCAAGGTCGCCGGGATGGACCCGCGCGTCGCCGGCCCGTTGCTCGCCGACGCCGACGCCGCGCAGGGACGCCTGGACGCGCTGCAGGCCGAACTGGCGAACTGGACGGCGGCCATCAACACCGCCCGCAGCCAGGTCACCGAAGCCGAATCGCACATGGCGGTCGAAGCCGGCATGCGCGACGGCGTCGAAGCCATCCGCCGCAAGTATGAAGGCGCGAACGGGCTGATCGAACAGACCCGGCAGCGCTTGGTCAATGAAAAGGCGACCAGCGCCGAAATCGAAAAGCAGGTGCGCCTGCTGCATGATCGCGAAACGACCGAAATCAAGGCGGCGCAGGACCGCGACCGCAAGGCCCCGGCCAACGCCGGCGGAACCGCGATCTTCAACGAGCAAATCGCCAGCTTCTTCGACGCGGCCGCGAAATATCGCGGCATGTCGGAAACGTCGAACAAGGGCGTGCTGGAAGCCTTCTTCCGCGAAGCCAACATCAACCTGGACCCGGAAAAGACCGCCTGGTGCGCGGCCTTCGTCAACGCCGTGCTGGCGACCCAGGGGGTCAAGGGCACCGGCAGCCTGGCCGCACATTCCTTCCTGAACTTCGGCAAGGATGACACGAAGTCGCCGCAGCGCGGCGACATCGTCGTCGTCAAGAGCGCCGGCAGCCCGTCGGGCGAGCATGTCGGGTTCCTGGACAGCATCGACAAGGCGGGCAACGTCAGCGTCCTGGGCGGCAACACCGGCAACAAGGTCGCTTCATCGACCTTCAGCAAAAGCCAGGTGCTGGCAATCCGCCGCCCGCCGACGCCAGCGGAATCGGCGGCGCTCGCCGACAAGGCCGCGAACGACGCGAAGCAGGCGCAGGAGGCGTTCGACAACGAGCGCGCCCAGCTTAACCAGCAGCTGCTTCAGGAACTGGGCAAGGTCGCGCTGGGCTATGAGAACCAGGCCGCTGTCCAGATGCGCATTGCGCAGGCCGAACACGACCGTGAAGCCCAGCAAATCGCCGCGAACCTCGCCGATGGCAAATATGGCGATGCGACCAGCAAGCTGGCGCAGACCCGCGCCGAAGAATTGCAGCACGCGAACGATGCGAAGCTGGCGGCGCAGAAGGCCGCGATCAGCTTGAAAAGCTATGTCGCATCGCTCGAGGAACAGGACTCGAAAAACGAGCAGCTGACCCAGTTCAAGATCGACGAACTGGAATATGAGGACAGGCACGCCCGAACCGCCAAGCGGCATCTGGATATTCAGCTGCAGATCATCGACCTGGCATTCGAAGAAAAGGAAAGTCACCTAAAGTATTTGATCTATCTCGCCGAACTCAACGGCGAAACGAAAAAGGCGGCTGACCTACAGCGCGAACTCAACAATCTGCCGAGGGAAAAGGCGCGCGCCCAGGGCGACGCCCGCAGCGATGAGGGCAACAAGACGCCTTTCGAGCAATATCGGGATTCGCTGCCGGGCATCGACCAAATGGGCGACCAGACCCAGGGCGCCTTCGTCGACGGGCTGAAGAAGCTGAACGAAGGTCTGGACGACGCGATCATGAAGTCGAAAAACTTCCACGACCTGTGGAAGAACATGAAAGCCGTCTTCCACGATGTCGCGGCGTCCATCCTCAAAGACCTGATCGACATGTCGATCAAGATGCTGATCATCAAGCCGCTGCTGAACCTCATCACCGGTGCGCCGGCGTTCGCGACGGGCACCGAATATGCGCCCGGCGGCATGGCGCTGGTCGGCGAGCATGGCCCCGAACTGGTCGGCCTGCCGCGCGGAAGCAAGGTCCACACGGCCGCCGACACGCGGCGGATGATGGCGGCGAACGATGCCGGCCCGGCACTGTCGCTGACCTTCCAGAACGACTTCCGCGGGGCGGACGCCGACGCGGTCAGCGCGATCAATGCCCGCCTGGACCGACTCCAGAACGAAATGCCGGGCCTGATCGTGTCGACGATGGAAGACGCGCGCTCGCGCTTCATTTGGAGGGCCAGGGCGTGAAGGCGCCGATCGAAATGCCGACGTCGGGCGCGGCGCTGCAGCAGTTCGAACTGCAGCGCATCGACTATCAGGCGCCCGAAGCGAGCGGCCGCATCGGCGGCGTCCAGGCCGGCTTCCCTTTATGGCTGGCAAGCTGGTCGCTGGGCGCGATCGGCGTCGACCGGTCGGACGACTGGCGGTCGTTCCTGTCCGAAATGCGCGGCGCAACGCGGCGCTTCCTGGGCCGCGACCTGGGGCGGCCTTATCCCAAGGCGCATCTGTCGGGATTTGCCGGCATGACGCGCCCCGATGCGTCGCCCTTCGACGGAACCGCGGGGGCTTCGGCGAGCGGCGACATTGCCTTTTCGGGCCAGCCCGCGGCCGATTCGACCATCACCATCAACGGGACCGTCTTCACCTTCAAGGCGGCGGGCGCGACCGGCAATCAAATCAACATCGGGGCGACTCTGTCGGATACGCTCGACAATGCGGTGACCGTGCTGAATGCCAGCGTCGTTTCCGGGGTCGCCGCTGCGACCTATTCGAAGACCGGCACCGACACGCTGCACGTCGCGCACGACACGCCGGGCACGGCGAGCAACAGCTTCACGCTCGCCGCCGGCGCCGGGTCGAACGGCACGCCCAGCGGCGCGACGCTTTCGGGCGGCGCCGTTGGCTGGTCGGAAACCATCACCGCCGACGGCGACAGCCAGCTGACGCTGCATAATCTTCCGCCCGAAGTGCTGACGCTGGGCACGGGCGACTATATCGGGTTCCGCTGGCCGGCGACCGAAAGCAGCGTCGCCGGCCTGACCTGGCACGCGCCGGTCAGGGTCGTGCGCAACGGCGGCGGCGTCGCCGACGCGCTGGGCGACCTGACCGTCACCTGCGAACCGCCCGTGCCGTCAGTCGTGCCCGCCGGCGCGGTCGCCTATCTCGAGCGGCCCGCCGCCGTCTTCGCCCTGGTCACCGGGCAGTCGAAGCTGGAAGGCATCGACCGCCGCCTGGCCGTCCGCGGGGGCACGATCGCCGGCGTCCAGGACCTTCGGGCCTAGCCGATGAAGACCATCGCTGCGCCGGCGATGGCGGCGATCGAAGCCGGCGAAGCGATCGTCGGCGGCGCGGTCGAAATCATCCCCCTGACAATCGTCACGCCGGGAACGGAGTCGATCGCCTGGTCGACCGTGACGACGGTCAATCTCAGCGCCCTGACCAACGCCGCGACGACAGCCGCTGGCGGGCTGACCGCGGGCATCCTGGTCAGTGGGTTCGACCCTTCAGACAAAGTGCGCGTGTCGCTGCCGTCGGGCGGCACCTATGCCGCCTGGTCGGAATGGGGCGACCCGTCGCCGATCAGCTACACGCCGCCTAAAAGCGGCGCGATCGCGCGGTTCGACGTCATTCCCGACGGCGATGCCGCCCGCACCTTCGCCGTCGGCAGCAACCAGGTCTATGACGGCTATGAGGCCGCGCGCGCCGCGTTCGTGCGCCAGACCTTCACCGGCGCGTCGTCCTATCGCTTCTATATCAAAGACAATCCGACGACCGACAATTCGGGCGGTCTTTCCATCCTGGTCGAAAAGGGGGTCGTCACGTCGACCGGCGGCGGCTCGAGCAGCGGCACGCCGCTGCGCCTTTGGGGCGGCTACGGGACGCTGAACATCGACGGCGAAGACTTCCTTCCGCTGGGCAACAGCGCCGTCGCGCAGAAGACTGCCGGCGCGCTTGGCGGCGTCGCGCAGGGCCTGACGTTGGGCCTGTCGGGGATAGACCCTTATGCGCTGAGCCTGCTGGACGATGCCGACCAGTATCAGGGCGCGTCTGTCGTCACCTACCGGCTGATCTTCGCGCCCGACGGCAAGACCCTGCTGGACGCGCACGTCTTCGACCGCGGCCGCATTGACACGATCGACAGCGACGAAACGATCGGCGCGACCGCTGCGATCATGGCAGCGATCGAAAGCGCGGCGCGGGGCCTGGGCCGCAGCGGGTCGCGGCAACGGTCGGACAGCGACCAGCGGCTGATCGCGGAGAACGACGGCTATTTCAAGAACGTCGCCTATGCGGGCCAGAAAATGCTCTATTGGGGCGGAAAGAGGCCCGCCATCGCCGGTGCAGCAGTGGGCCGCAGCACGGGCGGCTTCTGGGGCGACGGCCGGATGGTCAGCCAGTGAGGCGCGGCGTTTCGGCGCGGGCGCGGGACTATGCCGCGCTGGTCGCGTTCATCGACAGCCGGCAGAACGTGCCGCACGCATGGGGGCGCCGGGCGAACGATTGCGCCGGCTATGCGCTGGACGCCGTTGCCGCCCAGGTCGGGTTCGACCGCGCCGCCGACCTTGACTGGTCAGACCGTAGCGAGGGGCTGAGGGTCATCGCCCGCTTCGGGACTATTTTGCCCGACCCATCCAATCCAACCGCAGTCGGGGGGCTGGAAGCCGCGTTCGACCATTATTTCGTGCGCATCCCGCCCGCCCATGCGCAACGGGGCGACATCGCCGGCGTGCCCGACGCGACCTTCGGCATTCACCCGATGATCGTCGAAGGGCTGCAGCTGGTCGGTCCTGGCGACCGGGGCAACCGGCGTCAGCCGCGCAAGGCCATGACGATTGCCTGGTCGGCGGTGCTGCCGAAGCCAGCTGAGCCTGCGAAGCCGAAGCCGAAGCCGAAGACGAAGAAGCGCAAACCGAACAACCCAACCGGAGCCGGTAAATGAGCAAGGTTGCCGGCTTCATCATCGGCGGACTGGAAATCATCGCCGGCGTCATCCTGGTCGCGACCGGCGTCGGCGCAACGCTGGGCGTTGGCCTGATCATTTCCGGCGCGACGATGATCGTCACCCAGGCGATCGTCGACCTGACCATGCCGAAGACGCCGGCGCGCCAGGCGTCGGAAATGTCGGTCGCGCTGGGCGAACAGCCGCGTAGCGCCTTCTTCGGCGAGGGCTTCACCGCCGGGTCGCTGGTCGACGTCTTCAACTATGGCGGGAAATACGGCACCGACTGGGAAGTCCAGATCGTCCGCCTGGCCGACCATGAATGCGAGGGCCTGACCAGCTTCCTGGTCAACGACATCAACGTCAATTACACCGGCGACGGGGCGGTCAGCGGCTATAACGGGCAGCTGGAAATCTATTTCCGGTCGGACACGACCACCCAGGCGCTGCCGGCGGTCGTCACGCGATACGGCCCGAAATGGTCGTCCGGCGACCGCGGCGAATCCGGCTGCGACGTCGTCGTCGCCTACAAGGCCGACGAACCCGACGCCGAAAACCCGGTCTGGACCGGCGGGAGGCCGCGCTTCGGCTTCGTGCTGAAGGGCAAGCTTTGCTATGACCCGCGCAAGGATTCGACGGTCACCGGCGGGTCGGGAACGCACCGCTGGGACGACCCGACGACCTGGGAATGGTCCGAAAACCCGGCGGTCTGCCGTTACAACTGGGCGCGCGGCATCTATGCCAACGACGACGTCGACGACCCGTCGGCGCTGCTGGTCGGCAGGGGCCTGAGCGCGGCCGAAGCGCCGCCCGAAAATATCTTCGCCGCCGCCAATTTGTGCGACGAAGACCCCGGCGACGGCAGCGCGGTGCGCTACCGCGTCGCCGGCCCGGTCTATGCCAACCAGGAACATCTGGAAGTCGAACAGATGTTCGCGCTGGCCTGCGCGGGCACGGTCGTGACGCGCGAAGGATCGGTCGAGCTCGAGCCGGGCCAGGCCAAAAGCATCACGATGACCTTCACCGACGACGACATCGTCGTCGGCACGAAGGTCAGCTGGAATCACCGCATCCTTTCGGAATCGAATGCGGAATGGGTGAACACGGTCGTCGCCCGCTATGTCGAGCCGACACAAAAGTGGAACGACTTCGCCGCGCCGGTCGTGCGGTCGATCGCCGACATATTCGCCGACGGGAAGCCCAGGGAGGCGACCATCACGCTGCGCCTGGTCAAAGACCAGAAGCAGGCGCTGCGCATCGCCGAAATCCAGCGGCGGCTGGGGCGTCTATGGGGGCGCGGCCAGGTCACGCTGGGGCCGCGCTTCTGCGAAACCGAGGAAGGCGACTGGGTCCAGTGGCAGTCCGACCGCTTCGGCTTCACCATCACGTTCAGGGTCGAAGCCTATCAGATCGACGAAAAGTGGCAGAACACGCTGACCCTGCGCGAAATCAGTTCGACCGTGTTCGGCGATGGCACCGAAGATGCCACGACTGTCGAATGGTCTATTGTCGGGGTCGTTGACCTCAGCGCGGTGACGAACGCGACAAAGGACGAAGCGGCGGCGCTTGCCGGCATCGGTAAAACACTGAACGGCTTCGACCAGACCGACCAGGTGCGCCTCTCGTTGCCGACGGGCCAAACCTATGTGGCGAGCCTGAACGACCGCTATTTCGGTTTCTATTCGTCGGGCTTCCGGGTCATCAAAGACGGTGACACGGGCAGTCCATACGACTGGACCAGTGGTCCGTTCAGCACGGCAGAAGCCGCGCGTGCTGCATTCCCCGGCGTGACGCTGACCGGAGCGGAGTCCTATACCTTCCACATTTGGGACGACGTGCTGGGCGACAACAGCGGCGGCGTGTCGATCATGGTCGAACGCGGGCGGGTGACAAGCCTGCCGGACAATTCGGAAGTCAACCCGACTGACCCGCCGCCGGCGATCGGCGCGCCGGATGTCGCGAACTGGTCGCTGGCTGCTGTCACACTGGCGAACGGGGGGGTCAGCGTGCCGGCGCTGGAAATCACCGGCGACGCGAGCGACGACACGACCGCCGAAGCGATCGTCTTCGAATATTGGAAAGCTGACGGCGTCATCGACCCGGTCGCCAATCCCGACGCGCCGACCTGGACCGTCTATGCCGCGCTGACGCGATCGACGACGAAGGTCGACATCACCGGCATTGAAGGCGGCCAGGACTATTATGCCGCCGTCACCTATATCGTCAGCGGAATCCGCGGCAGCCGCCTGGTGCTTGGGCCGGTCACCGCGACCAGCATCGACGTATCTGGCGCGATCGACGGCGCTGCGTCGGCAGCGCTGACCGCCAGCGAAGCGATCGCCGCCGGCGACTTCGTCAATATCTATAGTTCGTCGGGGGCAAAGGTCCGCAAGGCCAACGCGACCGACGACACGAAGCCCGTCAACGCCTTCGCACAGTCGGCGATCGCCAGCGGCGCTGCCGGTTCGGTGCGCGGCGCGGGCGGGAAGATCAGCGGCCTGTCGGGCCTGACGCCCGGCGCGACCTATTATCTCGCGACGACCGGCGGCGCCATCACGACGACCCCGCCGTCGGGGTCTGGAAACCTGGTCCAGGAAATCGGCGTCGCCGTTTCCGCGACCGAACTGCTGTTCAATCCGAGGGTAGGGGTGACCGTGTCATGAAGTTTATGAGGATTGCGATTGCTGCGCTGGCCCTGGCGGCGCAGCTTCTCTCCGCGCCGGCCTTCGCCGCCGCCGACAAGCCGCTGGTTATCGAAAGCGGCAAGATCAAGCAGCTGCCAGGCTCGACGACGCTGCAGGTCAATGCGTCGGGCACCGGCGCCGCCAGCATCAACATCCCGCACGGCACCGCGCCGACCAGCCCGACGAACGGCGATTGCTGGACGACGACCAGCGGGCTGTTCTGCTACATCAACGGCGCGACCGTCGGCCCTTATGGCGGCGGCGGCAGCAGCATCGCCGCCAAGGATGAAGGGACGACGCTGACCAGCGCGGCGACGTCGTTCGACTTCGTCGGGGCCGGCGTCACGGCGACGAACAGCAGCGGCGCGGTGACGGTCACAGTTCCGGCTGGTGCCGGGGCCGTAGCCGCGAGGGTGGATACCCCCCAATCTGCAACCTCGCTCACCTACACCGATCTGACAACCACCGGTCCTGCCGTCACGCTAACGACGGGGACCAGCGCAATAGTCTTCCTCAGCGCGAACGTGACCAAGCCGCTGGGAGGGCTGGGCAATAACGGTTATATCAGCGTCGCCGTATCCGGTGCCACGACGCTCGCCGCCAGCGACACGAACGGAACGACTGTCTCCTATCCGACCAGCGGCGGCGGGTTCGCCTTCCCGTTGATGGCGGTCGTTTATCTCACGGGCCTAACGGCCGGCTCGAACACCTTCACCATGAAATATAGGATCAACGGCGGCAATGCTTGGCAATTCGGCACCCGCACCATTTCGGTCGTGCCCCAGTAACGCCGCGCGACCGAGAATCAGCGCAGTGGCGCACAACATGATCATGGGATTCAGCGCAACCTGGACGGTCAGGTTATCGACGATCAGCCAATAGCCTTTCGGTGCCAGAAGCAGCAGGCAAGCGGCCCTGACTGTCCACCCCCGCGCCAGGACCAGCGGAGCCACGAAAACGAGCAAGTGATAGTCTGCGAACACCGTCGTCGCGAGCGCAGTAGCGGCGGTGCAGATGAACACGAAGTCGCCATAGCCGATCTTCCGTTCGGCGAAGGTCATCCATCCGGTGATCAGCGGCAGCAGACCGATCATCGTCGCGAGCAAATAGGCGTGCGGCCAGCCCAGCGCCCAAAGCGCGCCATAGGCCGACGACCCGCCTGGGACCCCGTCGCCGCGGTCTGCATAGAGGCTGGCATAATGAGCGAGGCCGCGGAAGAAGGTCGGCAGGTCATAGGCTGGCCATAGGGCGTGCGCGACGGGCAGACTGGCGACGAACAGAATGGCGGACACGCCGGCCGTCTTCGGAATAAAGCGCCAGTCAATGAAGGCGAGCGGCAGCGCGCAAAACGCGGCGTTCGGTCGGATATTGACCGCGATGGCGAATAAGAAAGCTGCAGTCCAATCTGGCTGTCGCCGAACGAGCGCGGCAACCAGGCAAATGCCAGTAATGCCCGCATAAAAATTGCCGCGGTCGATGATGAGGACGGCCGGATAGGTGAAAAGCGCGGCTGCTGCCCAAAGTCGGCTTCTCGTTAGATTCAGCATCATCAGCGCGAGGCTCAAGGCGAAACCGCCGACGGCCGCAAAATAGAGAAAGACGGGGCTTATCAGGCCGAACGCTTGCCGGAAAATCAGCGACAGTGCCATCGAGAACGGCGGAAGGTGAAATAGGCCGACGACCTTGTAGTCATCGCTCGTGGCGTAGTGGTCGACCAGCCATTGCGCCGGTCCGCGCGCGACCGAAGGACCAGGCATCGCCAGAATGACCTTCAGGAAGTCGGCTGCGCGGTCATGGTCGGACATCTGCGCGGTTGCGACCCAAAGCACCATTGCCGACGCGAGAACGACGAACGCAACTCCGGCGCGACCTTTCGCGCCAATCACATGGAACACCGCGGCCCCCTAGCTAACCGAGCCGGGCCACTTAACCGAAGTTAAACACCCACGACAAGCGCCGGCGTCTTCCGGCTGACTGAAAAGGGGACAGGCCCAGTGGACAATCTGCTGTCGACGCTGGTCGGCGTCGCCATCGGCGGGGCCGCGCCCTGGCCGGCCAAGGGACTGTGGCGGGTGCTGCGCGGGCACGTCGCCATCAGCGCCGCGACGAAGGCCGCCGAAGAGGCTCGCGAGCAAAGCGAAATCGAACGGCTGGTCGCGCGCTGCACCGACCTTGAAGACCTTGTCGACCTGCTGCGCAAGGCGCTGGACAAGCACCTGATCAGGGAAAGCGCGATCGCGTCGGCCTGCGAACTGCTGATCGCGCTGGTGAAGCTGGTCGACAAGCCGAGCGCGGCAATGCTGCACATTCGCGACCGCGCCCAGCGCATCCTGATCGACGCGCAGGCGCACATTTCCAGCATCAACCGGGGGGACAAATGAGGGCGGACCAACCGCAGGGAACGGCGCGCGACCGCTGCGCCGACGGCACGGGCAAGGCGCTGCGCGAAATCTATCCGCCGGACGGCGCGGCCGACGCGACCCTGAACCGGCTGATCGACCAGCTGGGGCAGGTGCCCTGGCCCAAATCCGAAGGCGAATCCGATGCCCGTCACTGACCTGGTCGACGCGCAGCTGCTGCACGTCGCCGCCCCGGAAAACAGCCTGGACGTCCTGGCGAACTGGGTCGACCCGATCAAGGCCGGCTGCCGCCGCTTCGGCATCGACACGGTGCGCGAAGTCGCGGCGCTGCTGGCCCAGGCGGGCCATGAAAGCGCCGGCTTCACCCGCCTGTCGGAAAACCTGAACTATAGCGCGCTGCGCCTAGCCGAAGTCTGGCCGCGCCGCTTCGCCGTCGACCCGAAGGCGAAGCGCAAGGTGCCGAACGCGCTCGCCTGTCGGCTCAACCGCAACGCCGAAGCGATCGCGAACCAGGTCTATGCGAACCGCATGGGCAACGGCCCGCCGGAATCGGGCGACGGCTGGCGGCACCGCGGCTTCGGCCCGTTCCAGCTGACGGGGAAGGACAACCAGCAAGCGTTCGGCGACGCGATCGGCAAGCCGCTCGAGGAAGTGCCCGGCTATCTGCGCACGATCGAAGGCGGCGCGATGTCGATGTGCTGGTTCTTCAAGGTCAACGGGCTGGAAGACCTGGCGGCGACGCCCGGCGTGACCGACGAAACGCTGGCCGTGAATGGCGGCCTGAACGGGCTAGCCGACCGCAAGCGGCGGTTCGACGCGGTCGTCAAAGAATTGCTGCGAAGGGGGGCATGATGTCGCTTAATCCGTTTCCGGCTGCCGGTCGCGGGCTGCTGGCCTTCATCGGCTGGGTGCGCACGGCGCTGTGCGCGCTGATGACGCCCGAAGGGCGCCGCGGCTGGGCCGTGATGATCGCCTTCGGCTGCGGGGTCAGCATGACAGCTTACGCCGCGGCATCGCTCTGGCTGGTGCGCGATCACGCGATGCTGGCCTTCTGGCTGGGCCTGGCGGCCATGTTCGTCGTGCTGGTCGTCATCACCGCGTTCACCGGCCTGCTGGTGAAGCGCGACATCGGCGGAAGCGTCAGCAAGGAAGGCGGCAGCTTCACCATCACCCAGCGCGAAGACGACGCGGCGCAGCACTAGCGAAGGGGAACGAAATGCTCGGAATCATCCTGGGAGTCGTCGGCCTGGCTGGCGGCGGCGGCATCGTCGCGCTGATCGCGAAGTTCGGGCTGAAGGCCGTCCTGGGCGGCGCTGGCAGCTATTTCAAACGGGTGCCGCGCTGGGTCTGGATTGCGTTTGCGGTCGCCGTTGCGGCCGTCGCGCTGGTCATCTGGCACGGTCACCGGATGAAGGCGCACGACAAGGCGCTGGAAGCCCGCGTGACGGCGCAGGTGAACGCCCGCTGGCTCGCCGGCGTCGAACGGCTGCGGCAGCAGGCGCATGCCCTGCGCGTGAAGGCCGAAGACCATGCGGCGCAGATCAACACGGCCCTGAAAGGACAGCACGATGAAGAGGTTCGCCATATTGTTTCTGACGCTGCTGGTCTGCGCCTGCGCGGACCCGGCATTGCCGCCGCCCAGGCTTGCAGTGGACCCGGAGGCGCTGCCGGCTTTCCCGTCGGCCCCGGTCGACACGAATCAGCCGGTCAGCCCGCGGGTGCTTCCCCAGGTCAGGTGCCTGCAGCAAACGGGCTTCCCGGACTGCCAGCCGAACGGTTCGCCGTCGTCCCCTGGTCCTGGCTTGTCGACACGGCCGCCCAGTGCGACGTCAGCCGCTCCGAAAACCTGACGTGGCGCAGCTGGCGTGAGCAGCAGGCCGCCGCCTGGGAAGACTATCGGCGCAAGCTGCAGGCGGCCGCCGGCCAGGCCCAGCAATCGACCCCGCGAACGGAAGGAACGAACGATGGCAGACGACCTTAGCAAGCGCGGCCGGCAGGACCGCGAACGCATCAGCCTGACCGAAGAATGGGAAGTGCGCCGCTGGTGCGACCATTTCGACGTGACCGAAGCCAGGCTGCGCGAAGTCGTCGCCGAAGTTGGGCACATGGTCGACGACGTCAGGGCGTTCCTGCAACGCGACGACTAGGCGCAACCCAAAGCGAACGGCAACCGCGGGCGGGGTCTTCGGACCCCGCCTTTTTTTGTGCCTATTGCTCGAGCATCGCCGCGGCCTTGGCGGCGATCGCC